AAACAGTATATATTCGTAATGGTTCTCCTGCTGTTGGTACATACACAATTACTGATGGCGTATACGGCAATAGACTTACCTTTGCAAGCATTCTAGCTAGCATGAGCGCATCAGAATTCAATAGATTCTCTGAATATACTAAGTATACTGCTATGATGTATGGTGGTTATGATGGTATCAATATATTTGATAAGAATGCTTATAGATTTAATGACAAGGCCACATCCATTGAAACAGGTGGTTGTGCAAATGCTTCTTATGTGTCTCCTGGCACGTTAGCATCTAACTGGTCTGGTGTTGGTTTGGTTAACAATGCGGTTAACTCCTTTAGAGCTGCACTAGATATCACTACAGATCCTATACAACTAACCAAAGATCTTCCAAATGTTTTATCCGTTCCGGGTATACGCGAACCATTGGTTATAGATTATGCTCTGCAAGATGTTCAAGATAACGATCTTATCTTTTGTCCAATAGATATTCCATATTACAATTATAACAATACTCGTATATTTGATGGTGATACGGGCAACTATATTGACACAGAAAAAACTGCTACTGCTTTTGAGTCCCGTACAATCGATAAAAACGTTGGTGGAGCATATTTCCCCAACATCGTTATTGATGATCTTACAAATAATAGGAGAGTGACAGTTCCTGCTACAGTAGCCGCATTAGCTGCCATAAGTTATAATGATAAGATTGCATATCCATGGTTTGCTCCCGCTGGTTTCAATAGGGCTTCTATGGACTTTGTGGTTCTTACACAGACAAGAATTAATCAATCAGCAAGACAAAAGCTGTATGCTGCAAGAATTAATCCTATTGTTAAATTCCCAGGAGAAGGATATGTTATATTCTCTCAAAAGACTCTTCAGCTAGCGGAATCCTCCTTGAGTTCAGTAAACGTTAAGAGAATGGTTCTAGATGTTAAGAGATCTGCCGTAGATATTGGTACGAAACTATTATTTGAAAATATGGTTTCTACAAGTCTACAAGAACAATTTACTCGTCAAATGACCTCCAAGTTGGCGGCTGTTCAATCTAAACAAGGACTTAATGCCTTTAAGGTTATTTGCAACAGTTCAAACAACTCACAGACAGACATCGAAGCAAATAGAATGAACGGACAGATTATAATGAATCCTGTGGGCGCAGTCGAATTCATACAATTAGATTTTATTTTGGCCAACAGCTCAGTACAGTTTTTGTAAAATATGTCGAGGGATATTATTAAATAATTGTACGACATTTAATATGATGAAATGATATTTAACAAATATATAAAAGGAAAGCAATATGACAGAATTATCATTTAAATCAGCGGGCGTATCAACAAGAGAAATTGATTTGTCTGGAAACTCTTCTATTACTCCTGTTGGAATTCCTGCCGGTGTTATAGCTCCAGCAGTTCAAGGGCCAGCGTTTGTACCTATTACGTTGGCAAGACCAGAAGACTTTATTGCAATGTTTGGTACTTTTTCCAATGATGTTCATGATGGCCCATTATCAGCCGGCGAATGGTTGACAAACCAACAAGCAATAACATATCTAAGACCTTTAGGCGCAGGAGATGGCACTGCTCGTACTACATCTGGTAACAATGCTGGTAAAGTAACGTCCGCTGGCTTCGTTGTAGGTGCAGAACAGCCACAATCTTCATTAAGCGGTGCATTAAATCATAATGCTTATGCTAATAATGTTTCAGCAACCCCTGCTGCCACAAGTTCCGTTGGAAGAACTCATTTTCTTGGATGCTTATTGAGTTCTTCTGCTGGCTCATCATTTACATCAGATGCTGGACTAGGTACAACTACTGTGCCCATTCTGCGTGGTGTTTTAATGGCGGCTTCAGGTGTTATTCTTACTCTGTCTTGTTCGAGTACTGCCTCTACAGTTCCAGTAGCAACACAAGCTGCTTCTTTTACCGCTGATACAGTAAGAGGAGCTTTTACTGGCTCAGTCAATCTTAATAGCGGCAAACAAGAATTCGTTATGCTATTAAATGGGCACAAAGGAACTTCTGCACAATATCCAAATTATGTAACCGCTTCTTTTGATCCCCAAACAAATAACTATTTCGGTACGATCTTTAATAAAAATCCTCTGAAACTAGAAGAAGCCGGGTATGTGTTATATGCAAATTATGATATAAACTCGGCTATTGCCACACCAACTGGTTCTGGTTTTGTGCTTCCGGCATTAGGTGCTCTTGCAAGAAATGGTTATGAAGATATTGCATTTATTATAACTGGTTCGCAAACAGTCAATTCTGGTACAACAACCGCACCAAACTTTGAAAACTTTGAAGATCGTTATTCTACATCTTCTTCTCCTTGGTTTATTTCACAGAAATTCGGTGGTTCTCCTGCCAACTTGTTTAAGGTATATACACTAAGTGATGGTCAGTATCCTGTAGGCAAATACAAGATAAGCATAGAGAATATTACTCCAAGCAACACTACGGTATCACAATATGGTACATTCGATCTACTTGTGCGTGATTTTACTGATACAGATGCCAATAAGAAAACACTAGAAGCATTTAGGGGATTATCTCTTGATCCTACATCACCAAATTATATTGCTAAGATTATTGGTGATATGTATACTTTCTATAATTTTGATGCCACCTCTACAGCCCAAGGTCTTCAAACAATTGGATCTTACCCAATTAAATCAAAATACATTAGAGTATCAATGAATAGTGTTGTGGATAATCAAGAAATAAACGCAACAGCCCTCCCAATGGGTTTTAGAGGACCGCAACACCTTGTCACTTCTGGTTCTGCTCCTATGCCAGCATTTACTGATGCTTCTTATTATTCTTTGACCAATCTATTCAATAGAATTGTACAGCCTCCAATTCCAATGAGGCTCAGTCTTATCAAGGGTGCTTCACCAAACCAAACCTCCGATAAAACACTTTATTGGGGTGTTCAATTTGAAAAACAAATATCAGCAACAGAACCAAATGCTAGCATAGCATTCAATACCAGCATTCAATCATATGCTGTCTATTTCCCCAATTTCCAAACAACCTGGATGGACATGGCTGCTAAGGATAACGAAGGAACAGCATATACAACAGCAAATGCTATTCTTGACGCAGATTTATTCAATAACAACATGTTCTCTCTAGAGAAGATTAAGGTTAAATACAATGCTACATCTGGTTTACCAGACACAAACTATTTAACAAGTTGGTCTTATGTGAGAACAGGCGTTATCACCCCAGATCCAGTGGCATATACAAGAGCACTTGCAGTAACAGATCTTACAGATCCTTCTACACGTACTATAGCCAAATTTACTGTATATGTTGAAGGCGGTTTTGATGGTGTAAGATTATTCAACTCTGATACCGCTTATTTAACAAATAACGCCACAGTAGAAGAAATTAATAACTCTACAAGAGGTTTCTCTAATGGTCCAACAGTTATTTCTTATATAACAGCCATTGATATTTTAAAAGATACCTCCGAGGTAGATATACAACTATTAACTACACCTGGCATTCGTAATAGTTATATTACAGACACAGCATTGCAAGCCGTAGAAGATCGTTTTGATGCATTATATATCTTAGATGTTGAAGAAAAAGACATATATAACCAAAATGTAACAGATCCTGATAATCAATTTATTAGCGTAAATAATACAATTGGTACTTTCCGTGGAAGAGGAATCAACAACAGTTTCGGAGCCCCTTACTTCCCAGATGTTAATATGCGTATTCCTTCTTCTAACACAATTATAAGAGTTCCTCCTTCTGTGGTTGTTCTAGGAGCATATGGAAAGAATGATGCAGTTGGACACCCATGGTTTGCTCCTGCTGGCTTCAATAGAGCATCTTTGAGTTCAGTACAAGATGTTGTACTTAAATTATCCAGGCAGAATATGGACGATCTTCAAACTGTCAATATAAACCCACTGGTTTCATTTGCTGGTGGTCCAGTAGTTTGGGGGCAACATACTTCTTATGGTGTGCAATCTGCTCTTGACAGAGTTAACGTGAGAAGGCTTATGATTAATCTTAGAAGGGCTATTAGAAAGATAGCTTATAGGATTGAATTTGAACCTACTCGCGTAGAAACACTGGATAAATTCCAAAGAGCCTGTCAACCCGTATTGAAGCTTGTACAAGATCAAGGTGGAGTAGAAGCATATCAAATAAAGATTGATACAACTACAACCACAACTGCTGATCTTGAAAATCATCTAATCAAGGGTAAGATATGGGTTGTTCCTACGAGGTCGCTCGAAGCTTTGGAATTATCATTTATTTTAACTAATAAGGGTATTTAATTCAACAAAACTCCATATAAAACCATTGGCAGTTTTATAGTGTCCATGACAACACATAGACATTACTGCTAAATTGGTATTTGTCTCTTTCGCTGCTTTGGTCATATAATTCCAACATTTTATTAATTGTCCGTCTAGAGAATATTGATATACTTTTTTGGTATTATTGCAGTTTCCGTCTCTTCTACTCAGCGACATTTTTTGTTTGGACTGTTCGCTATGTCTGAAACCTTTATGGGCTTTACCTAAATTTTTTCTGTGTTCTTCAGAGCGTGGTCTTCCAACTACGGCATTACGTAATATAGCTTTTACGTGTTCTGGCATTGGTATTCCATAGGCTGGATGATCTTTTCCACTTTTGGCAAAAGGATTTTTTGTTCTATCTTTAAGTCTTGCTAAAGTATTTGGATGTATTTTTCTTCCTTTTAGCGCAAAACTTATTTTCCTTTTTGTTTCTTCGCTAACTTTACGTCCCTTAGACGATGTTGCTTCTGAAAGTATATTCATGCAAAGATTTTGATTATCATAATATAAATCTAACCATTTTTGTTCTGCTTTTTTTATATCATCGCCATTAAAGTTTTCAGGCAATTGTTCAATTATTTCAAATATGAAAGATTGCTCACCATACTTGTCAAATACATTTTGTACAATAGGATTTGCATGTTCTTTTCGTCTCAAAAGTCTCAAATGTTCTCCTCTTCGTTCTTGTGTGTTTGAAGTACTACCAATATAAAAACGATTCGTGCCTTTAAATGATATTTTATAAACAGCTTTGTATCTCATATAAATAATTATGTCTTGATTCTCTACTAATGGAATTTATTTATATTAATTGAACGAAGTATCTAATTATTAAAAGAGTTGATATTAATCACAACCTTGAGGCTTTGGAATTATCATTTATTCTCACAAACAAGGGTATTTAACAATACCATCTTTTCTTGATTCTTAAGTTGGGGCATAGAGTGGTGTTTAGGGAGGTGTTGCTGTGGGACAGAATAACAATAAATTCGGCGCACCTCCAACAAATCCTGTTAGTTCCTCATTATCAAATAATATACCGTTAAATATATTGCCTCAAATAAAAGAATATTCCTTTCTTAATAAACAAACCAAACAACTAATAAGACAAAATAGAATAAAACAAATTGTTAAAGATGTTTTGGAACATATACAAGAAGAATTAAAAGAAAATAAATTTGCAGTAATAGCCTATTCGGAACTGTATAGAAAAACAAGATAAAAATGCGGAGCATACCAAGTTTTCTCAAAACAGTTAGTGTAATTCCGGTTAAAAAGGTTAGTGGCATATATACCATTACAGATGGCGGAGAAGGTTTTACTGGCCATCATTCTGAGGCAACCAAAAAACTTCTAGCAAAAATAAAACCAAAGAAACCAGTCAGAGCCAGTGATGGTACTGAATATGAAAGTATTAGACAAGCAGCAAGAATAACCAAAATAGATCCTGGTCACATTATAAAGTGTTGCAAAAAAATACGCAAACATGCTGGCGGATATTCTTGGGAATACATAATTAAAGATAATAATACAAAGGAAATATAATATTATGACGACCACGCTTGATGTATCAGAGCTTCTACCAGTGCGTTTTCAACCACTTACAAAAAGACAATATGTATTGGCCATTGAAGGCATTGATTCATTCTTAATCAAAACTGCTGCAAGACCACAAGTCACAACAGAAGAAGTGGCAATTCCATGGATCAATAGCACAAGATATATTGCTGGAAAAACTACCTTTGGTACCATGGCAGTAACATTGCATGACCCTATTTCTCCTTCTGGGGCTCAACAAGTAATGGAATGGCTCAGACTAACTTTTGAACCTGTCTCTGGTAGAGCTGGTTATGCAGACTTCTATAAGAGAGACATTCAGATCAAGATGTTAGACCCTGTTGGTACAGTTGTACAATTATGGGATATTAAAGGCGCATTCATTACAGAATCAAACTTTGGGGAATTAACAGCAGAAGGCTCAGACAATGCCGAAATTTCTCTTACTTTAAGATTTGATACTTTTGTGATGCAATTTTGATCTCCTTTTCTGTTATATCCCAACCCTCAATCTCCGCAGAATAAACCACATTTCATTTCTTTATTTAATGTCATAATTCCTTTGCACAAATTATCATATATTTATTAATTACCATCTAAACTAATACTTAATTATTTTTGTACAAAGACTCTGCCTTGGTATATACTTATTTATATGCAAACAAATATAACAAACAAAACCCTAATATGTCCTAAGTGCTCAAAAGAATATTTTCATATTAATGCTTTTCTTTCCCATATATCAAAAACACATTATCTCAATTCTGAACAACTATATTGTGAACAAAACAATATAATAACAAAACCTTTGTGCAAATGTGGTTGTGGCAAAGAAGTTGATTTTCACACATACACAACAGGCTATTATCTATATAAAAGAGGTCATGCCGTTCAAACAACAGATCATCTTCATACCAAAGAAGCACAAGAAAAATCAAGGCAAACCTACAGAGACAATTTAGCTTCTGGAAAGACCATCAGAAAGAGAAAAGAAAAACCTTTAATTGATTCAACAAAAAATTATAAATGTCCCTTATGCTCTTATTCTTATGAAAAGCTCATTTCTCTTTCAATGCATTTTAGGCGTCTCCACCACAAAACAGCCAAAGACCTATATATAGCTTTATATTGTAATAATGTAGAACCTTTATGCAAATGTGGATGTAATGAACCAACTAAATTTCTTGATACAACAAGAGGTTTTAGCGAATACCAATGGGGTCATGCCTCAAGAATACACAATAATTGGGGCCATAATCCAATAGCCATTCAAAAAAGTATTGTTACAAAACAAGAACGAGCTGGAACAGGATGTTACACAAGTTGGAGAAAAGGTTTAACAAAAGAAACAGATGAGCGATTGCGTGCCACAGGCGCAAAAGGAAGCATAACAATACAATCAAACCCGGAAGAACTTAAACGCCGTTCTGAACGATATAAACAAAATTGGTTAAGTGGAGCATTTGTACCATTACAAAAAGAAAAACATTCACAATGGAAAGGAGGAGTAAGTCCATTATCAAGTTTATGTCATAGCAACAGAAAATTATACACAGAATGGAAATATCCTTTGTTAAAAGCAGCAGAATTCAAATGCTCAGTTTGTGGAGACGCTAAAGAATTAAATGTGCATCACGATCAACAAACTTTTGCAGAAATATTGCATTTGGTTGCTAAAGAATATGATTGGCCAGTAAGCATAAGAGAAAAGTTTATTGAGAGCAATCCTGAAATACTTTTATTAAAAGAAAAGATCCCAGACGCCGTTGCAGAGTATCATATAAAGAACAACATACACGGAATTGTATTATGTATTAAATGTCATAAGAAACTTCATAAGAACTTAAATTTTAAAGATATAGACCAATAATAAAGTTTATAATATATATACGCGCAATTATTTCATATTGCTTCGGACATATTTATCAATATGACAAACACTAAGCATCATAAACAAATTGTATTGCTCCAAAGATTTATCAAGGAATATATTGAAGAGATAGGAGATGCAGCTACCGCACAGGCACTTACTGAACTGGAAATAGGTCACGCCGCTGAACCAATGGCGCAGGGAACAATATCTGCAACTGCCACAACACCAACAGAAACAGACAAACCTACACCAATGACTCAGCCTTCTGTTTCCAATCAACAACAAGGTGATAAACCTGCAAATTCTGCCGCCGTAGCAAGCCAAATAAAACATGAATTGGATAAGAAACTTATTAGGGAACCAGATCTATTGGCGCTTATAAGAGATACAGCAGTCAATATGATTCCCTCATTATTAAAACAAAAAGGGAAAGAAGGAACTGCGCTAACAAGGGCTACAGTTCAGGCGGCAAATAAAGCAGGTTCAGAAGCTGCAAAAGCAGCAGCAGGGAGAACAGCAGAGACACAAGCAGAAAAGACGCCTACAGGCCCCACAATAACAACAGAAAAGCATCAATAAATATTGTATTAAGATGAAGTTTATTGAGCAATAGAAAAAAATATAAACACAAAACATAATTAAGGTATGGAGAATATAATGCAATATACAACAAACCAATTAAAAGAAATGGTACGCTCGCTTGTTAAGACACAATTAATGAACGAGTCCAACAAAGAGGGATTTCTTGCTAATGTATTGCCAGGTAAGCAGGGAGAAGCTGCACCTTATGTATCTAAAGTGACAAAGTTTTTGGAAGATACATTTGAAAAGGCAGAAGAGCTAAGACAAGAAGGGGAAGAAATGATTGCTTCTGATGTACGAGAACATCCTCTTGTCGGAGAAAGAAATAGACTTCTTCTTACTTTGATGGGTTTCTTAAAGACCTTTAATACTGTGATAATGCCTC